ATGAAGGACCACATTTAATAAGTCCTTGTTGCGGGGCTGAATATATAGAAAGAGAATTCATTACAGAAATGAATGAAAAATATATATGTAATGAATGCAACGAGTTGTTTACTTATCCTGAAGAGGATTATGAATATAGTGAACGTCAAAAAGAATCTGCTGCTGAAGACCGTATGGATGAAAAAAGATTAGGATTATGAGAACTATTGCAGAAGCCAAACAACATTTAAGAAAGAATTTTAAAACTGGGACTAAATGTCCTTGTTGTAATAAATATGTAAAAGCATATAAACGTAAATTAAATTCAGGTATAGCTAGAGCATTAATTATTATGTATAAATTAAATGCATATGATGGACATTATGTTCATGTACAGAATGAATTTGCAAAACTAAAACTTCGAGCAACAACTATGGATTATGCTTATGCAGAAAAATGGGGATTAATTGAAGATGGTGATAAGATAGGAACTTGGACATTAACACATAAAGGAAAATTATTTGTTAAGAATCAATCCTATTTACCTGATCATTGTTTAGTATATAATGGTAATGTGTATAGTTGGAGTAAAGATTTAATATGTATTGAAGATGCTTTAACTACTTCATTTGATTATCAAGAAATGATGAAAGTATGAAATATTTAGAAGATTCTTATGAAAAAGCTTTGAGAATATACGGCTCAAAAGTTGAAGAAGAAACATTGTATAAAACCACTCAACGTATTGGTAATCATACAATTACAACGTATAAAAAAAAGAAGAAAAGTAAGAAAAAGGTAGTATATAAGCTATAATTTTCTTATATTTGTTAACCATTTTAAAGCCTGCCTATGAACGTAGAAATCAATGTAGAAGGGCTCATTCATAATAAATTAACAGCATCTCAATATGTTATGTTAGTTTTGTTGTTTGAGTCTAAAACAGAATTATTTGTAAATTATATAAAACTGTATAGTTTTGCAGAAAAGGAATTACAAGGACTTGTGGATCAAGAATATATCTTATCCTGTGACCCTAAAAACCCTTTAACCTGTATTACTATAGCTCGTGATAAAGTTAGAAAACTATTAGGAATTGAAGAATCTTATTTTACAGAATTATTTAATGTATATCCTATTAAAGTATCTAATGGAAAATCTCTCAGAATTTTAAGACCTACAAGTCTATCAGCTAAAAGTGCAATAGTATGCAAAGAAAAGTATGATAGATATATTAAAGGAAATCCTCTTAAGCATAAACATGTTATGGATTGTTTAAATAAAGAGTTAGATACCAGAAGACGAGGTGGTAATTTAGCATATATGCATGCCCTAGAAACTTATATTAATAAGAATGCTTGGGATCAGTATGAAGGATTATTAACTGAAAATAATGTGATTAATTCTACCGACACCAAATATGGAGAAGGTTTAATATAAATATATTTATGAATAAATTAAGTTTACAATACACTAGTATTAAAAAAGCAGCCTATGATGCTGTTCAATATATCGACCAACGTCGACAAGGATTGATAAAATCATTAAAAACTCCGTGGTCTAAGTATAATCATGTGAGTATGGATGGAATAGAGTGGAATACTATACATACTATAGCGGGTATGTCTGGTAGTGGTAAAACTGCTATTATAAACCAATTAGAAACAGAATTATTTAGGTTAAATCCTGATGAAGATTTTGCAGTTCTATCTTTTAATTTTGAGATGTTAGCACGGCAATTAGTTAGTAGAAAATTATCTAATCAATTAGATATGACTACTAGACAATTACATAGTGGTATTGAAGGTTATAATTTATATGATGCGCAATTTTATAAAGTATTAGCTGCTCAGAAAGATTTTAACCAATTACCTATTTGGTATGTAGAAATGCCTGGAACTGTAGATATGATTAAAAATACTATTGATAAATTTATTAATGAAGATTTTAATAAAGAACGTGGAATAGTAGTTATGTTAGATCATACAATATTAGTTAGAGGAAAACAAGGAGAGATGGAAAGAATGGTATTAGTTGAATTAATGATTATGGCAAATTCATTAAAAAAACAACATAAAATAGCATTTGTATTTTTATCTCAACTAAATAGAGAAATTGAATCTGCTGATAGAGTAATGGAACCCTCACAACAATTCCCAAAGAAAAAGGATTTGTTTGGTGGTGATTCTGTTTTTATGTTTTCAGATTTAGTTATGGTCTCTATGAATCCTGAACAATTAGGAATGGATACATACGGCCCTAAATCTTGGCCTACTGGTGGTGCACTTTTCTGGCATTTTATAAAAGTTAGAGAAGGACAACCATGTATAGCTAAGATGAAAAATGAATTAAAGTATAACCGGGTAGTAGATTATGAAATTACAGAACCTAGCTACCAATTAAAAATTGAAGAAGATGGCAAATAAAAGATATAATACCACATCAACTTATGATTTAAAGCTAGAAACAGAATTTCCTGAACCAGATGCTTATGAAAGCTCTGTAATGGAACTGTTAGATTTAGCTAGAAGTATAGAAGAGTCTAAACGGCCTGGATATACTATGGATAACCCTGATGTATTAGCTAATTTTAAAAAAGCAGGTGAAATGACTGGATGTACTCCTATGCAAGCATGGGGAGCATATTTCTATAAACATGTAGCAGCTATTTTAAGTTATGCAAAAGATGAGAATATAGAACAAGCAGAACCTTTATCGAGTAGATTTGCTGACGCTATAAATTATCTTAAGCTGGGTTATCATATGATAAAAGAAAGTAAATTAGAACAAGAAATTAATAACCAACAAAAATTACCTTTTTAATTATGGCAAATTTAGTAATTATTTGTGGAAAGTCTGGATCAGGCAAGTCCACAAGCGGGAGTAATCTCGACCCAAAAACAACTCTTTGGTTGAACTGCGATCAAAAAGCATTACCTATTAAAGGTTGGAAAAAGAATTATAGTAAAGAAAATAAAAACTATGCGACTGCTTCTAGCCTTGTAGATATTGTAAATACATTAAAAGTTATACCAGAGAAAGCAAAGCACATTAAAACTATTGTAATCGATACCATTAACAGAGTAATGACAGATAAAGTAATGGGAGAACGACATATCAAAGGTTTTGAAAAGTGGGCTAGTTTATCAGGTGGTATATATGACATTTTCACAGTCATAAACCAAGTTATACCTGATGATGTTGATGTATTTGTATTAGCACATTCCGATGAGGGATATACTGATATGGGTGCTCAATATCGAAAAGTGATGACAGCTGGAAAGCAGTTAGACAAGATTGTTTTAGAATCTATGTCGAGTGTGGTGTTATTTACCCACATTGAATCAGATGGTAAAGGTAAAAATGAATATTTCTTCCAAACACAAACGGATGGTGTGTCGACTGCAAAGTCACCTGCTGGGATGTTTGAAGATTACCAAATACCAAATGATTTACAAATGGTGAAAGACACCATGGATAAGTATTATAATGAATAAAAATTTTTATTAATCTAAAGAATTAAATTATGTATCAAATTAATCAAAAAATTCAATCAGAAGGCACGTCAGCCAAAGTATTCAAGCTAGGAATTAGTGAAGGAGCTGAAATGACAAATGTAAGTACAGAAACTGCTTCTAATGGAAACACTTTCTTAAAATTCTCTTTTACTGATAGCGAAGGTGCTAATCTAAGTCACTTAGAATGGCCTATCGATACAGCTAATGAGGGATGGGAAAAGAAAATGAATTCTCAAATGAAGAGAGTTAAGCATATTATGACTAAGTACTTAGCTGAAGATAAAGTTACTATTACTGCAAATGACTTTGAAGGTTTTTGCAATCAAGTAATAACTCTTCTTGGAAATAGTTATGTTGGAAAGAAACTAAGAATTAAAACTGTTTATAGTTATAATAATTATGTATCTGTTCCTAAATATGTTCCATTTATGGAAGTTTTAGATGAAGTACCATCTGATAAGTCT